TAATACCTAATTCACTTAATGCCCATATGCGTATATGTTCTGCATATATCTCGAATGCTTTAGTATTCATTCTAGCGGTACTGTTTATGACTTGTAATCCTATTTGTTTATCGTTTATTTCTATGCTTTGCCATTCACTTGCAAATTTAACTTTTAGTGTATCGTGCATTTCATCATTAAAATATCCTAGTTCTTCTGCTAATACTTGTACTATACATTTCCAATAATAATTGTTTTGCATCATTGACCTATTGTTTTTTTGTTTCTTAACATCTACTACATAATCATTACCTAATTCCTTTAAATAGTTTATCAGGCTTTGCTTATCTTTATTATCCTTTATTACAAATTTCATTATAGACTTCTTACTCTTTGTGCGTTTTCAAATCTTTTTTTCAATTCGTCATCTAGTGCTTTTCTAATAGTACCCTCATCAACATCAAACTTTTCCTCTATAACTTTATATGCGTTATGATGTGGATTAGCAAAATAATATTCTACTATCTTTTTTCTTAATAAAGCTTTATGCTTTTTTGATCTTCTTTTTCTATGCATTATTTAAATGGTTCGTTTATACCTCGTTCTCCTGTTAGTTTTTCTTTAGCACCATCCCAAAGTTTATCCCCTTTATTACTTAGTGTTGGTTCTGTTCTTATTAAGTTAGGCATACCTTCTGCTGGTTCACTATCCATATACTTACCACATCCACATATTGCTTCTTTAGCAACCCAATTCCCATCTCTATATACAATAGTTGCTTTAGTTATTTCCTTTTCTTCTTTACCACATTCGCATTTATATAGTGTCATTGTGTATTCTTTCTAATTCAAATTGTAAATGATGTATTGCTTTTTCTATACATTCTTTAGGTGTATTATGTTTGTTTTCTGCTCTTAGTAAATATGTAACTGCATTTCCTATATTATAATTCAAACTATAATCTTCTATGATTTTTCTAGCTTCATATCCATATACTTTACCTATATAATAATCAGGTATTTTTTTTGTCATATTTTCTGTCATTTTGTAAAGCACCTACTCTTGTAATGTGCTTTTTATTCATATTTTCTTTTAGTTTTTTGTTTTGATGTTGCGTGTCTTTATATTCTATAAAACTAACAAATAATAAATAACTTACTATATAGAATAAAACAATCATTGCTATTATACACATAATTTTAATTTTTAAAAATGGCAGGTAATAATCTAACGACAAAGAGAAGAATAACCATAAATAAAAGAAAATGTTGATTATTACCCACCATATTTGTTATATATATCTTTAATTCCATTTAATACACTACTTAAACAACTACTACAACTTGTTCCTGTGCTATAATTAGTTGCATGTATTGTATTATATAATTCTATTGCTTTACGTTTAACTTCTTGATTCTTTGCTCTTCCATTTTTTATATCTGGATATACTTTAGTTACTTCTTCTATCAATTCTTCTGGTAATCCTTCAGGCACTTCTATTGTTGTTGTTTTATTCCAATACTTTTCTGGACACGCCATTGGTGCTATTCGTGCTTTTATCTTCATAAAACATAAACACCTTTTACATTGTCCTGTTGGTTTATAATAATAAATACATTCTTTACATATAGCTAACCTGTCATTATACACTTCATCAGATGTAAAAAATTTATTCACTCAATTCTTTTTTTAATATCTCTCTAACTTTATCTATTGTTGTAAATAAACTATTTCTACTAATTTTGGTTTGTTCTGCTAAACTATCTAAAGTGTTACCTTCATAATATAACTCAAATACTTTTTTATCGTACCAATGTAACTTATCCAACTCCTTATCTATTAATTCTAACTTCTCCCATTGGTGATCGGATTCTATTTCTTCTGGCATATTATATATACTTTTATGAAAATTCTCTTGAGTAGCATTGGACGTGTAAGTCATTGTTTTTAAATTAGTATAATACTTTTTGTATTTATAATAATAAGCACTTCTAGGACTTGTTAATGAACGTCTTAAAGCTACTGCTCCATATCGTAAAATTCCTTGCTTTCCATCCTTTTCATATATTGATGATAATACTTCTGGCGACATCTGGAGGAAATAGAGCATAAGTTCCTGTACAGCATTATTTATCTCATTCTCATCTTTACATATACCAAATGCCATTTCTTTAAATTTTGGATATAAGTCTGATACTATTTTATATATATCATTCATTGATAGGTTCTATCTTTTCTAACTTATCTACAACATCTTGCAACATTTCATTCAAAAGCAACTTATACGAATTTACTACTGTTTTGTTTCCTTTTGTTTCTATACCTGCTAAAAAACCATTTGTCATAACTGCTAAATTAATTGGTAATATCATTAGCCAATCCCAATAGTTCTGTTCCTTTGCTCCCTTTCCGTAGTTGTTGTGATATTCAATTACTATTTCAAAGATCTCTTTATAATTCTTCCATCTTGTATCATTAGCAACATCTCTAGCAAATTCCTTTAATAACATAATATACTGCTCTATTATTATCTGGTGCTTTTTGTTTGCATAGATGATTTTAGACATAATTCAAAGATATAAAAATTATCAATCTAATCCTTTTTCTTTTTTTAAGTTTTCAACAATAGACTTATAATAACGTATGTCCTCTTCATATTCTACTCTCATTCTTTTTATAGTTGTTTGTGCTAAAAATTGTAATTCTTGTGATGTACCCTCTCCATATTTAGCATTCAAATTAAGTCCAAATTTCCATTGTTCGCCTGAGCCTGAAAACATATTACAACGGACACATTGGACTTGACAATTCCATTCATTCCATCTTGTAGCATGATGTCTACGACTTTGAAAATGCCCACATTGTAGTTTTTTATAATGATCTATTTTACCGCAAGTAAAGCATTGTGCTATACCTTCATTAGTTGCTTCACGTAAACGTATGTATAAGCTAAAAAATTTATCTAGTTCTTTTTTTAATTTGCTTATAGATTTTTTAGTAGGCATTATTTTTTAGGTATCTGACAAGACATAAAGATATTATATCCTAATTTAGCTTTCATTTTATTCTGTTGATTTGTTTGTCTTTCGTTATAATATTTACCTCTTAGATGCTCATTTTCTTCCTGTACTTTTCTTCTCATCCTTGTAAGTCCTTCTACATTATGCAATTTATTAGTGGCAAACATTGTTAAAAATTCATGTGCAGTAATGTCTTTTGTATCTATCTCTTTTCTTTTTAATTCATTAGTCCAAAATCTAGCAATCATTTTTGCATCACTATCTCTTAGCCTTGAATCATTAGTTAATAGATTTTTTATTTCTTCTTTTGTTTTCATAATTATTCTAAATAGTTATCAAATAACACTATAAATATAAATATTAGTGCAAATAGGGTTTCCATTATTTTAGTAATTTTATTGGTTCTTGATAATATGGTACTTCTTTAGGATTCTTGTTTAAAGTATGTACCTCGTAATATGCCGCATCTACTCTTTCTTTTTTATGCTGATAAACCCATTTGTAAAAAGTTCTTATATTTAAAAATGGTTCATCTTTAGCAAATCTAACACCTAATCTAAAAGCGTCTTGTATCTGATTAAATGTTAATCTATTGAATCTATTTTCTATTTGTAAATCATTAGCAAATATTTTAGATAATGCAGCCATTGTTTTACCATCAGTTGTATGACCTATTTCTACAGATGTTAAACTAACTAGATCATATACCTTATTAGTTAGTTCTTTTAAATTATAATCTTTTATTGCTTTCATAATAATTCTTTTCCTTTTAAATATTCATTTAATTGATTATCAATTTTTGATTTTTTTTGTTTTGGTTTATCCCACTTCTTTTGATTTTTTGCCCAACGCAATAATCGTAATTTTATTTCAAATGTACTTTGTTTTTGGTATCTCATTTTCTTTTTTCCTTCTGTCCAATAGTTTATAAAATCCTCTAACATATCTTTTGGATAATCAAAAGTCATAACCTCAGAAATAAATTTTTCTTTAGTTATATTTATATTACTTGTATTATTAATACTTGTATTATTCTCTTTGCTCATTTTGTATATACCCCTATCATCTTTTTGGACTATACCTATCCTCCTTTTAATCACTTGTTTTTTTTCGTTACGTTCTACTTCTATATTTATAAATCCTAATTTATTTAAATCACCAATCCACCTACTTACTGTATTTTTACTAACTGCATAAAGATCAGCAAAGTAATTATTAGATGCATAGCAGTACCCTAGCTTTCCACTTAATGCTGTTATTTCTCCATATAATAGTTTTGCATTAGGTTTTAAATTAGAATACCTTACATCAGCTGGTATTATAGCATAATAATTTGGTTTATCTTTCATAAGTTTCGTATGTAATTTTATGTTTATATTCTTTTAATGCTTTTTTTAATATTTTTAAATCTTTGCTAAATCTAAAGCAATCTGACAAAAGTAAATAATTTAAATTACCTGAATTTATTGTTACTAACACCTCTGGCTTTTTACTATTCTTTAATCCTAGTTTATCCTTAATAAAAAATTTAAGATGATTTTTATCTATAAATTGTTTTTTATTATCTTCTATATTCTGGTATGCTTTCATAACCTTTAAATATCCATTCCTATAAGGAGCATAATAAGTAAACCATCTGTTGTGGTTTCTCTCATAATGATATGTGGCAGTTCTATGTTTTTTTAAAATTTTAGATACAACTTTTCTGTGTATTCCATTTTTTAATCCTATAACACCTGCTATCTCTCTACCTAATGCTATTGGTCTATCTCTAAGTTGTAGAGATAAACTATCTTTTGGTAGCTTTAATATTTTTGTAGTTAAGTCGCAAATATGTATAAATTGTTCAGTTTCTGACATAATTAAATTTTTAAAAATTAATAAGGGGGGAATAATCTTTACAAAGTATAACTGCTCGGTTAATAAATATAATGATTATAAACCCCCTTATATATTAGAAGGGTAAATCGTCTTTTTTGTTATCAGTATTTACTTCTGTTTTATTTACCCATGCTATCATTTTTTCAGCAGTTTCAAATACTTCCTCCAAACTTGCTTCTGCTCCTCTTAAATACTCTATAGATGCCTTTAAGGATGATTGCCTAATGATAGATACTTGTCTATCATCATTTCCTTTAAAACCCCCTGTAAAATTACCTTTATTGTAATAAGGTTTTATTTTAGGAAATTTACCTCCATGATATTCGTAT